TCTATTCCTATATCACCTGTAACTGCTACTGCTGTTGCTACATTTGATCCATTACCAACAAGGATTTGAGCTGAACTTAATGATGCTAATTTACTAAACGCAATAGAAGCATTTGCCGCTAAATTTGCATTAACTAAACTTCCATCAACCATTGTTGATGTGACTGTATTTGTATCTCCACTTGTAATTACTGTTCCAGTTACGTTTGGAAAAGTAATAGTTTTGTCAGACGTTGTTGGATCAGCAACTGTTATTGTTGTTTCAAATGCGTCAACAGTAGAACCCTCAAATACTAGGCTTCCAGTATTACTAATTAAAAGTTGACCCGTAACAGTACCACCAGCTTTTGCTAGTTTTTCTGTCTCTAATTCTTGTAAAGCATCTTGTACATTAGTAGAACTTAACTGTCCATATGGGCTAAATGTAATATTCGAGGCGACCTGACCTGCAACTGTTTGAGAAAGATCAATTTCGTTCCAAGAAGATCCTGAAGCATTTGTAACACCAAGGATATAGTCAGGAGGAGAAAATGCGACAACTGGTGCTGGTGCTGAAGGCGTTCCACCTGTTGCAACTACGACATATACACCGTCGGTAGTAGCACTAGCTGTAGGCAAGTTAGAACCAACAGATAAACCAGCCGCAATCCCTGCCGAAGTCGTAGCCACCATCTGGCTCGTATTTGCGTTGTAGGTTCCACCAAAAACAAGACTTCCTTTTGTCAGCGTAGTGATGGCTTGCCAAGCGTTACCATCCCAGATGAAGGCATCCTCCGATACCGTGTCAAACAGAATTTGGCCTGAGAACTGGGCTGTTGGGTAACCACTTTGGGCTATAGATTGAAAGACTGCTGTAGAAGCATTGCTTAGTTTTGTGCCATCAATAGAATCGTTTGCAATTCTCGCAGCATCAAAACTTCCGCTTGTTATTTTGCTTGCAGCAAGATCAGGAATTAAAGCAGCCGTCAATGCTGCACCTGCTGTTGCTACCCCTTTATTATTTACAGTTATTGATTGATAGGTTCCAGCACTAATTCCACTTGTTGAAGTTGATAAATTACCAGAGCCATCAACAGTCAAACCTCCTCCAGATGTGATTTGAACTGCACCTTTTGCACTTGTAGTTGCAACAGGAAGGTCATTAGCTACTAAGGCGGTAGCAGCCGTAATCATGCCTTGTGCATTAAAAGTTATACCGCTAACTGTTGCTCCAGTAACACTATTAGTAAGAGATAATGCACCAGCTCCACTAACACTTAAACCCGTTCCAACAGAGACACCACCAACAGCAGATGTAGTAGCAACAGGTAAATCGCTGGCAGCTAGAGCAACCGTTCCTGTAATTAATCCTTGGGCGTTATATGAAATTCCTGAACGAGTAGCGGCTGTAACTGTGTTATTAATTCCAAGATTTCCACTTGCTACATTTAGTGATCTATCAATATTTGATGTATTTAATTTGGCGGCTGTAATTGTCCCATCAGTAATTTTGGCATTAACAACAGCGTTTGCAGCTATTTTTGCTTCAGTAACAGCATTGCTAGCTATCGCTCCAGCATCTACAGAATTATTTGCTAAAGCCGCTGCATCAACAGCATTTGCTGCAAGCTTCGCACTTGTTACTGCATCATCAATAATCTTGGCAGTTGTTACTGCATCATCAGATATTGTTCCAGCAGATATTGTTCCAGAAAGCTTGGCAGTTGTTACAGCTCCATCTGCTATTTGAGTTGTCCCAATAGCTCCGTTTGCTATTTGTGTTGCTGTAATCGTGTTATTAACAATATTTCCAGCAGCAATGGTTGTACTTGCAATTTTGGCTCCAGTTATCGCAGCATTGGCAACAGCAGCAGTATCAACAGCGTTATCCGCAAGTTCTGTAGCAGTAACAGAGTTTGTTGCTAATTGAGTAGCAGTAATTCCTCCAGATGCAATTTTCGCTCCAGGGATATCTCCGTCACTAAGACTTAACTTTGCATAAGTAACATTGGCATCTGTAATCTTTGCAGTTGTTACAGCGTTTGCAGCAATAGCAGCAGTATCTACGGCATCATCAGCTAATTCAGAAGCAGTTATTGCATTAGCGGCTATCTGTGTTGCAGTAACAGTATCGTTAACTAACTTCGCTCCAGTTATTGTTGCGTCTGTTATCTGAGTTGCAGTTATCGCTCCGTTAGCAATCTTGGCAGTTGTGACCGCTAAATTTTGAATTGTTGCTGTCGCTACGGCATCAGTAGCAAAAGGCGTTGCAACCTTGGCAGCAGGAATATCTCCCGAATCAATAAGAGCCGCACCAGCAGCTATTAAATCTTTTACAGTTACCTTTTTTGTCTCAGTTGCACTTAAATCTGCAAGTGCAAGCACGTCAGTCGCTTGAATACCAGCTTCACCGAGGGCAGGTAAAGCACTTATCTGAAGATCAGCCATTGACTACTATCTAAAAACCATTAGCAATAGTTTAAACCTGTTCCTGCAATATGGGACTTTCATTTTCTTGTAAAACTTTATCAGAGCTTTCTTGAAGAATGTAACCAGCCGTGTCTCCTGTTTTTAATCGAATAACTCCATTCGTCACAAATTCAATTCTTGTATCTATAACTTCAGCCGCATTTACGCTTACGGCAACATTAGTAATAATGCAATTTGCTTCATAGTAAACATTATTTTTTTTATTATTTGAATCTCTATAGATGTAAAACAAACCATCAAAATCTGATCCTTGTTGAGTTCTAACAATTAATTGAGCTAAATAAAACGCAAACTCAGACTCAGCTCCATATTCATTTTTTCTATCTCCTGTGTCATAACTGTGCTCCCAAATGCAGCTCATTGTCCCTTGACCACTAATTAATCCAGCTTCATATTGATTTCTAAATTCATCTCCAAGATTTGTTAAATCAACTTGCTCTCTACTCGTTGTCATCTCAAAATCTCGAACATTGGCAACGTGCCTATATCTTTCATTTCTAGTTTTAATTGTAATATCTTTAGCAGAGCTAGGAGTTGCAAGAGTTAAAGCATTAGCTGTTAAACCCTCAATTGCTTTTGAAAAAGAGTTGAATAACCTTATACCACCAACTGGATCTACATTTATAAACCATTTGCCATCTGGATAATTATGACCGTTAACAAGTTCAAGATTTGAACCGTCAACCGTTCCTATCTCTACTTCATCTCCTGTAAGTAACGAACCTGAACTATGGTCAACACTAAATCTCTTTGTTGAAGTGTTCACATCAAAAGGATCTAACTTCGTCTGCAAAGCAGCTTGAAGTGCATCTCTTTTAAGGGCTATTTCACCCGATTGCCCAAAATAGACACCCATGATTTAGATAGATACTTCTGTAGGTGCTCCGTTTGATTCCCAACTAATATCAGCACTTAATACTTCACCAACAGCACTATTCATTGATATCCCAGTAATTAGAGTCGAAAAAGTAATAAAACGACCATTGGCAGAACCATCAACAATTTTCAGTTTTAACAAGGCAGAACTAGAATCAGCAGCCGTTCCGTCACCAGCTCCACTCCCAGCTTTAATACACTTATTAATTAACGTTGTGACATCTCCACCAGACCCAGCAGAAGCTTGATAGTAAAACAGTCTTGCACTACCGCTATAACTTCTAATTCCTTGAACAATCGTTCTATCGGTGTCTTCTAAAGAAGTTGTTTCAAGAACAGCTTGTGAACTAGAAAAAGACCAAGATTGAACTTTTGCGGCTTTATTGCCGTCAATAAAAAGTTGTCCATCCTTTCCGCTATAAAAAGCCACGACCTAAAAAATCAAAACGTTGTGTTTATTCTAAGGGGCATCTAGGCAAGCAACAAAACTACAACTCACATTGCACATACCTTTAAAGGTACTTGTAACAGAAGGAGGCCCAGAATAACGCCACTTTAACCCTGATCCAGACTCTTGGAAATAGTTAGAAAGGTTTGTGCTCCCTACTCCTGCTGTTCCACTTGCAGAAGCAAAAGTGACATAATCCCAATCAGAATTTACATCTTCATAATTAGCCAAAATTAAAGCAGCATCAGCATCAGTAATGTTTGAAAAGCCAAGACTCAAGGTTGCATTAACTCTTTTATTTCCATAACGGATATGTGTTTTTGTACCATCTAAGGATTCAAAATCTGTACTTGGAAAATTTCCAGGGGTGTAACTTCTGGAAGTTGGTTTAATACTTGGAAAGGGTTTTTCAGTTGCCATTATTCCACTTCGGTAAAGAGTAAAGTATTTGAACTAGACCAATTTTGCAGCATTGCCAGTTTACCGTCACTCGTTAATTCTGCGTATGAACCAGTTAATTCCACGAGGCCATCCTCTCCAAAAGTAATACTTTCTACTTTGTAGCATTGATCAGATGCTTCTGATTCTTTTATTGTAAATAGTGATCCTCTGTATTGAGAAGGTAAGGGACTTGAGAAGTTTGCAGTAGCTTCTGTTACTGGCATGATCTCGCCAGCCACTATTGTTGACGGATTCCAATAATAAAAAGTCTTACTTCCACTAATTGTGTCTTTACTTACAACAGTTCCATCTTCAAGAATTGCACCGTTATTAAATCGTTGAACATGTTGCGTTGTTGAGAATACTCGTATGTAATCTCCAGGTCTAACTCCGTTGATGTAATGAGGAGCTGTCTTAAAACTTATTGTATGATCTAAATGTTTTTTTAAAGCTAATGTGTATTTTGCAAACCATTCCGCTGCTGAACGACTAGTACAAAAGCCAGAAAGGTCGAATGTCTCTACTGGATCCTCCTCATGTGAAACTAAAACATTACCATTAGCATCTTTTTCTTCAGCTAAACGAATAATTGTTGATTTTGTTTCAGGAAATCCATTTTCCACCTCTTGACGATAAAGAACATTTGCTTTAAATGATTGCCTATCTTCTGGAGATAAGAAAGAAACACTTAGATCATTTATATTTCCATCAGTAAACATTGCTTTAATTTTTGGTTTTGAATGTTCTCCATCTAAATCAATTTCAAACGTATTAGGATCAAAAGGAACAGCAGGATATAAACTAAATTTTCCTCCAATAATCGTAAAATCTAATAAACAATAAAGAGCTTGTTGATAAATAAATTCTCTTAAATTTACTCGGCTAGAAATCATACCGTCCCAAAAAAATTTATTTGCCTTACAAAACTTTGCTGCAATCTCCATATTTCCATCATCAACAGAAGACTCACTAATAACTGCTCCAGCTCCTAGCGTTTTATCTGTTAACAACGCATAAGCAATCTCAGGAAATAAATTTGATGCTTTTTGTGTTCCATCTATTAAACTCTTAATTTTTATTCCTTCTTTAAAGTAAGCAGAAAACTGACTAAAGTTTGTCCATTCCTTTGAGCTATCAATCATTAAGCCTGTGTAAGCTAAGTTTTTATAAGTAGCTGGAGAACCTACTGCTCTATCTCCCTCTGTTTCTACAATTTCATTACAGTATGTTATTTGATGTTCGGGGCCATCTAAATGGCTTGACCTGTCACCTTCATACTGCCAAAAATCAGAAGCAGCATCATAAGGATTTAATTCGGCAGATCCTATTTCATCGCTGTAAATACTAGAAGAAGTAGTATTAACATTTACGTTAAAACGTATATCTGTAGCCCCAGAATTAATAATTTCACTAGTAAAAATATCGTCTTTATCTATATAAACAGTTTGATTATGTGAATAATTTTGTCCTACGGCACTCAAAGACCATTGAGCAAACCACTCTGCCCCCAAAGAATAAACAGTAACATTAGCCTTTAGCCCTGAGCCATCATCACCAGAAAGTGTTTGAACATTTACTTCTCCATCAAAAGAAGGAGTTGCTGTTAATGATGTCTGCTCATCTTTTGTAACTCCATAAAGAGGATGTCCACTAACAGTTAATTGCTGAGTTCCTAGCGTAAATTTGCCGCCTCTGCCATCTAGTGTGGTGTAGTGAAATTCAACAGGACTAGTATCTCCTGGTGCTTTTGTTTGATGATTAGACCATGCAGGGCCAGTAAGCCCTTCAATATTGGGAGTTACATCTGCTGGATTAATGTATAAAGAATAAGTTGTCCATCCAGAACTGGGGTAATTTTGCCAGCCAACAATAACTGTTCCATGAGCACCAGAGCCATCTACATATCCACCGTAATTAGGAGGATAAAAAAGCTTATTAGTAAATATTCTTACGACTGGTCTTGCTATTGGTAAATTGGTTATTGAATAATCATCTCTACTACCATCTTGGTTTTTCTGAAAACTATCAACTTTATAAATAGCGTTTCCTATTTTTACTTTATCTGGTTCCCCTAAATTCCATTCGATATTGCTTAATTTTTGTTTAGTTAACACATAGTTTTTATCTCCTGCAAATTGAATAACATAATCTTCTCCATCAACACTACAAATAAATTTATCTATAGATCCTGCTGTTCTTGAACCATTAGAATTTAAAACAATAGCATTAACAGGATTGTGCCTTTGTCCTGCTTCATAAGCTTGTACTTCTTTAACAACAGCAGCACCAGGCCAAGGGAGGAATCTATACTCGTACTGATCTAAAGTTGGCTGATCTATTCTTATATAGTTATATTGAAATTCAGGAGTATTACCTTTTACACAAAATAAACCAGTATGGGCATTAGTGTTAACTTCAGGCTTTAACCAATTCCAAGTGTCTTGACCTACCTTTCTAACTTGTAATTTGAAGAAACTATATCTAGTAATATATTTATTAATGTTACCAAGTTGAAGAGAAGAATTATGATCATATATTTCATAAATCTTCTCCTCTGTAGGCTTGCTATTTACATTTGCAAATTGAATTTCTTTAAATACTTTTGACTTGATTCCTATCTCAGTAATATGACATCTTCTATTATTAGAAATTGTTCCTAAAGTAGCCTTCTGAAGTGTATATCGACTATTTGGATTAAATATGTCATTGAAATTCTGTTCATAATAAAAATGGTCATCTGTATCTAATCTTCCAGGTCTTACTGTGAAAAAGGCTCCATTTCTATCCCAATAAGGGTTTCCGCAATGCACTCCTAGTCCACCATTAGGATTGTCAATAGATTCATACCTTCCAGATTCTATTACTTTAAAACTAACTGATCTGATTTTTGTCCCATCCCACGGTCTTCCATTAACAGGCAGATTATCTTCCAATATCTGCTCACAACTTAGCAAAGTTGATCCAGCCATATACTGCTCACCTATTGCAAGATATGAATCAGTAGCTTCTCTAACTGTTTTAGTCGCAGAGTTAATATCCTCAACACCATGAGGTTCCATTGTTAATCTTTTGTCAGTAGTGTCTTGCTGATAACCAATTCCTTCATATAAACCAAGTCTTCCGCTACCTACTATCTGATATGTCAAGAAGCCGCCAACAGTTGCATCAGCCTCACCTTTTTGTTGAAGAGCAGTTCCAGAATTAATAAATCCTGCTCTCATGGGCCACGCACCAAGGAGCTTTCTTCTCTTTTTGTACGTTATTCTTCCTGCTGGTCTATACTCATCTGTGTCTGTATTACTAGGAGTCCTAACTAATTGATAGGGCAATTTATAAGCAGTAGCATTTGGCATTGGATTGCTTAAACCAAAGGTTGCTTGTGTTGTTGGATTTCTTGTGCCACAAAAATGTTTTTTATTATCAACCCTAAAAATATTATTCATAGGCATCTGCCCTCCATCTTCTAAGAAGGGAAGATTGTCACCTTCTGGATAGGCTAATTTATAAACCTTTTCTGAATGATAATTTTCTATTAACAAATCACCAATTGCATAACCTTTAAAATCTGGCCTTCTAGCTATTTTGCCTAAAGAAAACAGAGCAAGTATTTTTAATTGTTGATAGCTGCCCAAGCTAACCATCTGCGACCAAAGAAGCTGTGAATTAACACGAATACCTCCGTAAAAAATTCCATTTATTGATTGACGATTAGTAAAAACAAGAGGAATTAAATCACCTAAATTTGCTAAATCTTGAACACTATTAAAACTAAATTGCGG